AAAAAGGGGAAGTACGATAAAGCGTACCACTCTACCCCTATGAGAAAAAAGTATCGTGCGGAGCTTAACAGAAAGAACCGTGAAGCTGGTACATACGGAAACGGTGATGGTAAGGATTGGGATCACGGAGTTCGTAGGATGATTAGTCAATCTGTAAATAGATCGAAGAAATGAAAGCTAAAAAGAAAAAGTACAAAGAGGTAGAAGCACCAAAGGGTTTCCATTGGATGGAGAAGAGTGGTCGTTACTATCTTATGGAGGGCGATTACAAGCCACACGATGGTGCGGTGGAGAAAGCCAAGTTTAGAATGATGTACAAGCATTAGGAATAATTTCACACAAGGCATTTAAAGACCTTAGCATTACCTTCCTTATATAGAGAGCTCCGGCTCTCTTTTTTTGTACCCTAAAATATATTCTATATGATTTGCACATAATTGTTAAAAAACATTATATTAGCAAAAGAATCTAAAAAACGAGAGAGATTATGAATGACGAAAACATTAGTTACACGATTGATCGTGATGAGGTAAAGCTAAACAGCATTTACTTAACAGACCAGGAGGTACTGTTGGCTAGAAAGGTATTGGAATACTACACCGCTTCGTGGTCACCGGAGGACTTTACTACGGAACACGGAATTGAAATTCATTCCTTGATTGATAACTTTTTAATTGCAGTAGGAGATGAAAGCTAAGATATTCATTGAGGTATCGATTAAGCGTATCGGTACGGCTAAGTGGAAGAAGGTGTTTATCGAGTGTCTTCGTGAGAAGATACAAGATACCCACGTAGCGTGGGCTAAGGAACATCCTTATTCTTTTGTCAACTTTCATTGGGACAAAGGAGAGTCTTTTATCTATGGAGCTCCACACCAAATGATGATAGATCAAGATTTATTATCTTCTCAAGAGTTTTGTGAGAAATGGTATTTGGTATGAAAGGAAAGATTACGGCTTTGATAAAGCACTACAAGCACAATGGGTTTTCTCCGGAGAAGCTGCAAGAGGACTTACTCTTGGACTACGGTATCCGGATTAGTTGGAAAGCTCTAGAACTTCGATGGAAGAGAACCACTTGCTGATCGATAGAAATCGGTAACAAGTATCCTCCCCTTCTGAGATAGCGCATAGCGGACACGGTAATTCATCTTTGTCTCGCTACGGAAGATATGATCTTCAGCTGTCTGAGAAGGGGTTAGTTTGTCAAAGTACTTATACATATACCCTTGGTTCACTAATGGGTATACTATTGTTCTTGCTGTTATTTGCCTATTGAGATCGAGTTGTTTTGCTAGATAGTCTATGGTAAAGAACTCAAGGTCGTAGCAAAAGGTCATAGCGTTCACCATTGTTGGTCGGATGCTATGTTTGTTTTTGAAGTGTTTGTACGCACTATGAATATTCTTCATAGCATCATGCTTGATCTTCTTCTTAGGAATCTTAGCGAACTCTCGGAACATCCGCTTCTTTGTTTTCCTCATTATATTAAATTGTATTTTTGTAGTGAATACAAATTTACGAATTGATGGCTACTCTTACTGGAACCAAAGTCAAGGACACATATCAGAGCTTAATAAAATTAGAATCCGGAACACTATCTTCTACTTACAAGACTGTAGAGGACGGTAGTGGTAATGACTCTGGATTAAAGATCAGCACCTCCGGAGTTGAGGTTGGTGCTTTGAAGTTTACCTCTGATCCTTCTTCATCAAGTTCTGAGTTAACAGCATTGGTATACGATGGAAGTACAAAGGAGGTTAAGGTTCGTGATCTTAGCTCGGCAGCGTTTAGCGGAGCGTTGTCTTCTTCCATCTTAGTAGTGGGTCTTGCTTCAGACTTTACTATTGAAACATCATTTAGCGCACCCACTCCGGCAGCAGTTGATAACGATGCTGAGAATGCTTCGTACCAATTCGGTGCTACTGCCGACCTCACTCTCGACACATCAAACAAGAAAGTAATCATCGAGGCAAATGGCGTATACCGCATTAAGCTATCTGCAAAAGTTGTTTCCCAGGCATCTAGAGATATCTTCTACAAGATTCTAAAGGGAAGCACTGTCATCCACGAAATCGAAAGAGCTAAAGATGGTGGTGGTACATACCTGGACCACATTGAACACGTAAGCTACTTTAGAGCTACCGATGAAATCAAGGTGGAGTACAAAGCCTCTGGTGATGGGTGTGATCTCAAGGCTGGTAGCTACTACGAGATTGAGCAATTATTTTAAATAGCTATGGAAGAGCGCAAAGAATTTTTGATGGATTTTGTTAAATCCGTCCACGAGCTCTATAATAAACTAATAGAAGAATACGGCATTGAAGAGGATAGAGCTTTATTCGCTTTGATGGCTGGTGTATACAACGATGACGATCCACTCACTCCAACGGATATGATGATTGGATCAGTCACTACGGCTTTAGATGGAGAAGAACTAAATCAACTTGTAGACGGTGCAGTTGATATGTATGTCAATTCCAAGGAAGAGCCAAAGGAGGGAACAATAGAGTGGTGGATTAAGCATTTTGGAAACGACCAAGAACTTAATTAAATGATCCACTATGAATATAATTCGAAAGATTGTCGTTGGGATAAACCCCAAGGATGCGATGGCCTATTATCTAGGCATGAGAGCCGGTGATTCTAACGTCTCTGCAATCGTACTTGATGACGAATATCTACACCGGTACAATCGTACCCGGTACTTAATCTATATAGAAGGTCCAGAAGGGACTATGCTTTGGAAATCGGTAGACACTATGCCGACTGTAATTGAATACGACTGTAAATTTAAATAACATGCAAGCTCTAGATAAATTCATTGTACGCATCCCACAGAAATACAAAGACAAGATCAAGATGGGAGATGTGGAACTCGATCTTGTTAGCAAGTTCCAGGAGTTCGAAAATCGTTTTATGCACTCAGAGGTAGTAGCACTACCAAAGAGATACGAAGATGAGATTGATGTAAAGGTTGGTGACACACTGTATGTTCATCACAACATCGTTATGGGAGATTACTTCAACTTCCAGGATGATCTATATCTTGTAGCGTATCGACCGGAAGGGTATCGTGTAAACCTTGGACACGCATATAAGAATGAAGAGGGTATACACATGATCGATCATTGGGTATTCCTGGAACCTATGGAATCAAGCAAGAAGGTACAAAGTTCTGTACTTGAAATTGTACAAGAAGACGTACCTAACGACCGTGGTCGTATATGGGCTGGTTCTCCCAAGCTCGAAGAGATGGGTCTAAAACCTGGTGATGTAGTCTACTTCTCCAAGGACTCGGATTACGAGATGGAGATTGACGGCACGAAGGTTTGGAGAATGCTAACTAGTGACTTGATGTATGCCGAGGTCAAAGAGTAAAAAGTTTACCACTCTAGATGCTGCACAACGTTTGTTGAGCTCTATGGAGAATGCTATCGATAATATGATCTTAGAGATCAGAAAGCCGGTGGATCAAGAGTTGTCCGGCTCACAACGTAAAGCAGAACTTCAATCAATCAAACAGACTGCGGTGGATGCTAGAGAGTTGCTCCAAGAACGGCAACGACTAGAAGAGATGATTAAGACTCTTATGGAAACCGGAGAGATTGACGAACAAGCTGACTTCTCTGGAGGGTTCGCTGAGAAGTTTAGTAAATAGCGTGATGATGTACCGCTGTTATTGAGCAGTCTTTGATGATGCAATTCTGCACCGAATATGAACCAGAGGTAGCACAAGCTGTGAGTAATAGGAGTGTTGCGAATAGTAATATCTTCTTCATAAGCAATGTTAATTTAATGTAAAGTAAGAAAAATAAAATAAATGGCTGGACTCAAGAAGATAGAAGGGTATGAAGACTATGTGGTAAACATATGTCCTCACGATACCGAAGGAGATGTTATTGAGATATCCGGACTCGTCATTCAACTACCCAAGAAACCGGGTAAGAAGGATATTTTATTTTCAAACCTCAAGAAAGAAGATCAGCATTGGAAGAGGATACCACTACCGGAAGACCTATCAAGGATACGGTCTATGGGTGAGTGGGCAGAGCAACCCAAGGAGTTTAGGACTCGACATACGGAATACATCAAAGAAGAGTTCCGTAGACGGCGTGAGGGTGTGTGGTTTATGAATAATGGTGAGGCTGTCTATATCACCGGCAGACAATACATGATGCTCCAATGGTCTAAGATTGATATTGGTTATGCATACTACCTAGAGTTTCAGCGTAGGCTGTTTTTGCATTTTGCTGCGTGTGAGTACGATCCCAGGTCGCTAGGTCAAATCTACACCAAGTGTAGACGTTCCGGATATACAAACATATCTAGTACCATACTAGTAGACGAGGGAACGCAAGTGAAGGAAAAGCTATTAGGTATTCAAAGCAAGACTGGTAAGGATGCTCAAGAGAATATCTTTATGAAGAAAGTAGTACCGGTGTACAAGAGCTATCCGTTCTTCTTCAAGCCTATCCAGGATGGTACTACCAACCCACGTATGGAACTCGCATTCCGTGAACCATCGAAGAGGATCACAAAAAACAATAAGACCTCCAATGTTGGTGAAGCACTAGACACTGTAGTGAACTGGAAGAACACAACCAATAACGCATACGATGGTGAGAAGCTACACATCCTATACTTGGATGAGGCTGGTAAGTGGGAGAAGCCTACGGACATTCGTGAAGCCTGGCGTATAGAAAGAACGTGTTTGATCGTTGGTCGTAGAATCATTGGTAAGGCTTTGGTTGGATCAACAGTGAATCCACTAGACAAGGGTGGGAAAGAGTTCCGTGATATGTATTACGATTCTGATCCTACCAATAGAAACTCAAACGGAAGAACAAAGACCGGACTGTATAAAATATTCGTACCGGCTTATGAAGCACTCGAAGGTTTCTTCGATGTATACGGTAACCCAATTGTGGAAGACCCAGAGCAACCGGTGAAGACTATCGAAGGAGACTTTGTGGATATCGGTGCAAAGACATTCTTAAAGAATGAGCGTGATGCACTACGTCAAGATGTATACGAGCTCAACGAGGTTATCCGTCAGTTCCCATTTACTGAAGAGGAAGCATTCCGTGATTCTACCAAGAGCTCTACCTTCAACATCGGAAAGATATACGAACAGATTGAATACAACCAAGACTTGTTCCCTAATCCGGTGATCCGTGGTAACTTTTCCTGGAAGGGTGGTGTACCGGATACGGAGGTTGTATTTACTCCGGATGCTACCGGTAGGTGGAGAGTATCTTGGATGCCGGATGTAGATAGTAGAAACAAGGTGGTGAAGGAGAGAGGTAAGCGTTTACCCGGTAACACGGCTATAGGTGTAGGCGGTGTCGATAGCTATGATCTTGATGCAACGGTAGACGGAAGAGGATCGAAAGGTGCGTGTCACTTGTATAACAAGTTCAACATGAAAGCACCTCCAAATGTGTTTGTTGCGGAGTACGCTTCTCGTCCACCAATGGCTAAGATATTCTATGAGGATGTATTGATGGCTGCGGTTTTCTATGGCTATCAAATATTGATCGAGAATAACAAGTATGGTATTGCTAGACACTTTGAGTCTAGAGGATACGATAGTTACTTGATGGACAGACCTCAACACCTCGGTGGTTCTGCTACTGCTTCAAAGACAAAGGGTATACCGTCTAACTCTCAAGATGTTATACAAGCACACGCTCACGCTATCGAAGCTTACATCCATAATCATGTAGGTGTAAATGAGAACACCGGAGAAATGGGTAAGATGTATCTCAACAGAACGCTAGAAGATTGGATTGGATTTAGAATAGACAACCGTACAAAGTTTGACCTTACGATTAGTTCTGGTCTAGCTCTATTGGCTGCACAAAAGTTTAAACAAGAGAAGCCGAAAACCAATTTCAACGAGAAGAAGTTCTTCAGAACCTTCAAGCCTATACAGCGATAAAACCCCCTTGCATTATTCTGTATATTTGCATAATAGAACACATAGTGTTTAGATATGCAAGAGACTGTAAATAATCAAGGCAAGTACGGAAACTTTCCAGACCCACTAGCGGATTTTGTAACCAAAGCTTCAAAAGCTTACGGTATCCAATATGCTAGGGCTATCGAAAAGCAATGGGGTCAAGCTAGTGACGAGGGTTCTCTTTTTAGAAAGAGGCTCAAGCAAATGGAAACGAATCGTGACTATGCAACCGGAACGCAAGACACTACAATTTATAAGAAGATTCTTACATCGTTAGACCCTAACGGTGGCGATGGATCATTGCTAAATGTTGATTGGACACCAGTACCAATCGTACCTAAGTTTGTTAAGATTGTAGTAAACAAAATACTATCTAAGAAACCTTACCCAAAGGTCGAGGCTCTTGATCCTAACTCCATTATGGAGAAGCAAAAAGAGAGAGATAGAATTAAGAGGAGAATAGAGAATCGTGATATTCACGAAAAAGCAAAACAACTCGGACTAAAAGCCGACTTCGATATTGACGAGCTTCCAGAAACAACTGATGAAGCAGAAATCTACATCAACAACAATCTAAAAACTGTAACTGAAATGGCAGCGCAAATGTCTGCCGCTCTTACTCTGGATTGGAATAACTATGATGAGAAGATTCACCGTAGATGTGTAGAGGACCTGGTAACGAATGGTATCGCAGTAGTAAAAAGAGAGAACGATCCAAACTTTGGTATCTCTGAGGAATATGTTGATCCGGCATATTTTATACATAGCTACACCGAAGATCCGGGTATGAATGATTTAGTATACGCTGGGCATATCAAGCGTATGACTATTCAAGACTTAAAAAGAAAAGCTAAGGATGACTTAACGGAAGAAGACTTCCAAAAGATTGCACGTACTGTTTCTCATAAGTATGGGAACAACCCAAGTAAACTAAGTCAAACATACTTTGATAAAAACCTCAACAGAAATGCTTTCGGATACGATGAGTTCATCGTTGAGGTACTAGACTTTGAATTCCTATCTACTGATGATGTGTACTTCGAAGAGAAGTCAAGCAGATATGGTAACGTAGGTTTCTACCACAAAGGCTTTGGATACAAACCAATGGGTTCTGTGTACGATAGAAAGCCACACTGTATGACTACGCAGACCCTCTATGGAGGATGTTACATTGTTGGATCAAAACACATCTTTGGATACGGTATGAAAAAGAACCTACCGAAGAACATCCACGATTTAACACGTACTCGTATGAGCTACTCGGTAGTTGCTACGAATATGCGTAATATGCAACCCAAGTCAATGGTATCTAACGTGATTGGTTTTGCGGATCAGATTCAATTGACACACTTAAAGATTCAACAATCTATCGCTAAGGCGAAGCCGGATGGATTGATCGTAGACATTGAAGGACTTGAGAATGTACAATTAGGTCGTGGTGGAGAACTACAACCGTTAGATATCCAAGACATCTACGAGCAAACCGGTGTGTTCTACTACCGTAGTAAGAACCCAGAGGGTGGATTCCAAAACCCTCCGGTAAGACCTCTAGAGAATAGCATTAGAAATATCAACGAGCTCATTGGCTTGTACAACCACTACCTACGACTCATCCGTGATGCTACCGGTATCAACGAGGTTATGGATGGATCGACTCCGAAAGGTGAAGCACTAGTGGGAGTTCGTGAACAACAAATGGCAGCCGGTAACAACGCTATCTACGATATCACCAACGCATCTATGGTATTGTACCGCAAGGTGGTGGAGGACATCGTAAAGTGTATCCAGGTTATGCCGGAAAAGAGCGTACTGTTTAATGTGTATGTGAAAGCTATTGGTGAGAAGAACATGGAGTTGCTATCTAGCTTCCGTGATCTACCGATGTACAACTTTGGTATCCGTGTGGTATCGGAGATGAACGACACCGAGAAAGCATACCTAGAGCAGAACATACAGATTGCACTAAGTCAAAAAGAGATTGATCTTGAGGATGCTATTGCTATCCGACAACTTAAGGATGTAGATCAAGCGGAACAACTGTTAATCATTAGACGTAAGAAGCGTATGAAGATGCAACAACAGTTGGCGCAACAAAACTCTATGGCTCAAGCTCAAGCAAATGCTCAAAGCGCACAAGCCCAGGCGCAATCACAAATGCAAGTGAAGCAAATGGAGGCGCAACTAGAAGCCCAAAAGATTCAACTAGAAACTCAAGCAAAAGCTCAACTCGTACAACTAGAGTACCAAATGAAGATGGAGCTTGAGAAGATTAAAGGGCAGTTCTATTCTACCCAAGCGATGCAAAACAAAGAGTTGAAGAAAGAGGTAGACACAATGAAGGAAGACCGTAAAGATGACCGTGTCAAGAAACAAGCTGTGGAGCAATCTAAGCTTATTTCACAAAGACAAGGTCAACGTGGTGAGCTCTCCGATGAACCGGATGATCCATTATTAGGCCTTCTTTAAATGATTAAATTTGCACTATGGCTACACTAATAAACTTAGATACTTCAACACGAGTAGATATCACTTGTAGAAAGGGCGATACATTCAAGCTTGAACTCACCTTTACGGATGACGATGGCGATGCTATTGACCTAACAAGCTACTCCTGGAAGATGGACGTAAAGGAGACGGACACATCGTCTTCGGATGTTATTGCGGACGATAGCTTTACCTACTCTGGAAACAGCGATGGTAAGCTAACAATCACCGCAACGGCTGCGACTATGGGTGGAGTATCCGGTGGTATATATGTGTATGATCTACAGTCTACAAATAGTGGAACTGTAAAAACGTGGGTATACGGAATATTCAAAGTTAATGAAGACGTAAGTGAGTAACATTGAAGTAAACAACGGTGGTGGCGTAAGCCTAAAGGGAATTACCACAACTCAACAAACACTAAAGGTTTCTCAGCCTTCGGTGAATGTAGCGGTTACCGGGGTAGTTGCTCCTAAAGACTCTCACTATACCCACAAACAGAATGCGGTTGCATCCGAATGGACGATTAACCACAACCTCAACAAATATCCATCGGTATCCGTAGTTAACTCTGCGGATGTTGTTGTTTATGGAGAGGTGACCTATGTAAGTAAAAACCAAGTTCGATTGAACTTTAGCGGAGCGTTTTCTGGGAAAGCGTTTTTTAACTAATCTAAAACAGATAAAACATGGCAATTAGTTTTCACGCTGGGATTAATTTAGGTAAGAACGAGTTACAGAATGCAAGAGTTCAAAACCTTGCAAACTCCGCACAACCTTCATCTCCAGTAGCTGGTCAAATTTACTTTGACACGGACAACAGCGAACTGACCATTTATAATGGTTCAGCATGGGAAGGTGTAGGTGCTTACACGCTCCCAACGGCAACGGCATCGGTTCTCGGTGGTGTGAAGATTGACAACTCTACAATCGGTATTTCGAGTGGGGTTATTAGTGTAAAGAATAGCGGTATTACCAACGATAAGATTTCTGCTAGTGCGGACATTGCATTAAGCAAGTTAGCGGATATCGCAGATGATCGTATCCTCGGTAATGTAAGCGGATCAGCTGGAGCTCCGGCTGCAATGACTGCTGCTGAGGTTCGTACAATGATTAACGTAGCCAACGGTGCAACTGCAAATGCCGGTACAGTTACTTCGGTAACCGGTGGTACTGGTTTGACTGGTAGCGTTTCTTCTAGCGGTAGCTTGAGTGTAGACTATGCCGGTACGGATAACATCATTAAATCTGCTGGAGACGGAACATCAGATACAGTTCAAGGGGATAAGCATATTTTCTATAGCGATGCTTCTCATGCTGTGAAGTACATAACTATCGATCAGCTACCATTCTCTAACAACTCTGGTACAGTAACAAGCGTTAGTGGTGGAAACGGTCTTACTGGTACTGTTACTACAAGTGGTTCTCTTGCTGTAGGTGCTGGTACTGGTATTACGGTTAATACTAATGACGTAGCAGTTACAGCTGCACAGACTGGTATTACATCTGTATTGAACACTTCATTGAAAGTGGGTCGTGATGCAGACAATGACATCGACTTCTCTACCGATAATGAGATTGTTTTCCGTGCAGCGGCAGCAGATCAAGTTAAGATTATTGACGGTGCTATCGTTCCTATTACGGATAACGATATTGATCTTGGTACTTCTACATTAGAGTTCAAGAATGCATACTTCGATGGTGTTGTAACTTCGGACTCTTTCGTTGGTAACTTGACCGGTACTGCAAGTAGTGCTTCTACTATTGCGGTTGATGCGAATACCGATAACTCAGCATACGAGATCGTATTCCAAACTAATAACGCATTGAAAAAAGACGGTGGTGTATCTGATAAGATGACCTACAATCCGTCTACGCAAACTCTTAGCGTTAAGAACATCACGGTTTCTGGTACACAAACCATTAACAACGAGCAGTTAATCAACACATCTAATGGTATCATCTTCGAAGGTGCTACAGCTGATGCTAATGAAACTACTCTTGTTGCTACTGATCCAACAAAAGACAACACGGTAACACTTGCTGACTTAAGCGGTCACGTTGCTTTGTTTGCTTCTGCTCCAACGGCTACTATTTCAGCTACTCCGGCAGAGCTTAACTATGTTGACGGTGTTACTTCTAATATCCAAACTCAGTTAAACGGTAAACAAGCTACAGTTACTGGTGCTGCTACTACAATTACCGGGTCAAACCTAACAACTAACAGAGCGTTAGTATCAAATGGTTCTGGTAAGGTTGCGGTATCTGCTGTTACATCTACAGAGCTTGGTTACCTAGACGGTGTTACATCTGCTATCCAAACGCAGTTGAACGCTAAAGGTACTATGAGTAGCTTCGTGATAGAAGACGGTGATGGTACTGAGGTAACTATTAGCCACGGCAAAGAGGTTAAGTTTGTTGAAGGTGGAGGTATCGACATCAACTGGACGGACACTTCTAACGGTTCGGATGCTGATCCGTATGATCTTACGTTTAGCGTTACCAATGCAACTGCAAGTGTTAAAGGTATTGCGGAACTAGCAACTGCATCAGAGGTACAAGCCGGTACGGATACTTCTCGTATCGTTACTCCGGATACTCTTGCTTCACGTTCTGTTCATGCAACGATCGATGTATCCGACACCAACTTTGCTGCTAACTTGTACGCTGAGGTTCGCCACAACCTAGGAACTGAAGACGTTATCGTACAATGTTTCGACTCAAGTACTAAAGAGACGGTATATGCAGATGTTGCACGTACCACTAAAGATGGTACTGCTTCTACAAACTACTGTTTGATTAGCTTTGGTCGTGCGCCATCGAATGATATCGAGGTAATGGTGACATCTATTAAAGGTTCTACATCGGCTACTGTAGCTTACGCATAAGGATCAAAATAGAAATCAATAACACGGAGAGGTGCGGTATATGCTGCGCCTCTCTTTTTTTTATCTTTGTGTAACAAATAAATAGCAAATGATCTTATCCGTAACTTATGACAAATCATCCGGTGACATCACTGTATCTTCGGATATTTCAAGCATTACTGTTGAGGTAAATGACAATTCAATAAGCGATGATGCTTCGGAAGTTTCTTTTGAGGTTGCTGTCGATACAAGCTCGTATGAGCAGATTAACGAACTACCAGAATAATGGCTGCACTAACATCATCACAGAGTGGGAACTTTAACTCCTCTTCAACCTGGGGAGGTACAACTCCGGCAGATGGGGATACATTTACTATTAGTGCTGGTCACGAAGTTGTAGTGAATTCGGATATTCGAACTACCAATGGATACGGAGATATTACGGTACGTGGTCACTTAAAGTTTGAGACAAACGGTAAGATGCGGATGAATGGTCGTATTACCGTAAAAGGATATAATAGTGCTGCCTGGAACCTTAGCGGAGGTGCTTGGTTTACCAAGGGGACTTCTACAACTGCCGGTCTTATTTCATCAAGCGGAAACAACATGGTTTTAGAGTTTGAGGGGACTAATGATGACCAACACGGTATTTGGATAGAGAATGAAAGGTACGCCTCTATGAAGCTAGAAGCCGATGCATATAGAACAACGACAACTAGTAACTCCGCTATGTCTTATAACGGATCATACATTCCGGTTACAAGCGCATCTGGTTTTGCTCAAGGAGATTGGGTTTCTATTTATAAAGAACAAGAGGACGAGAGGGTACAAGGTGATGAGGGATTTTGGGTACACGATGTAGACACTACAAACAACAGACTGTACATTAGACAATTCGTTGCCCCATCTACAACTATAGAGGACATTAACGGAGACACTGTCAAAGTAACGGATGCTAAAGCGTTTAGAGTTGGATATTTTGTTATAACCGGAACTGGATCGAACCGAAAGGTCGCTAAGATTAACTCTATAAATTATGCTCGTAATTCTTTTACCACTAGCGTAAACATACCTACGGCTAATGAAGGTAACTTGATATATCAAACCGGTAGTGAAAAAGAACACGCATCCGGTAAGAGTGTAGAGAAAATAGCTACTACACTTACATCAGCTATAACCACGGTAGACAACACCAATCAAATTACTGTTGGTTCAGCAAACGACATATCCGTTGGAGATACGATTATCATAGATGTAAACAACGATGCTGATTTTGGTTGGGATTATGATAGTCAATACGAGGTTACAGCAAAATCCGGAACAACGCTAACGCTTGATGACCAGGTAAGGCACAAGCATAAGGAGGGTTCAGTTGTACAAGTTTTGGATAGACACTTTGTTATTAAAGGTGTAGATACGGATGTTAGAGCTTTCTTATATGTAGAGTATTGGACAGATTATAACAGTGCATCTACAAGACACATTACGTTAAAGAATATTCGTTTTACCCAGTTTGGGGGGAACACAAGAAGCACTTATTATAGAGGTGTGATGATCGCTGGTTATAACGGTAGGCTTAGAGAGGACGAAACTAGCGACAATAGAATGCAACACCAACAAACAATTCAAGGTGTTGTAATGGATAATTCAAACAATAAACAGTCTTATACTGGTCTTTCTACAAGACACCCTCATAGTTGTACTTTGAGAAACTGTGTTGTTTACAATACTGGTCAGCAAGGTATTTGGAACTGGTCAAGTACGCATAATCTAAAAATGTATAACAACTATGTCACTCGTACGGCTTATAGCTCTATACAACAAGATGCTTGTTACGAGCCTTGGTCTGAGGTATCCTACAACTATTTGACTCGTAGTGATGATTACGGATATATGATTCACAACTTTAGAGAGCAAACACCGATTAGACACAACTTTATACTTAATCACGAGCAAAGGTGCATGTACATATACTATTCTAACCACGAGATGGTTATGGAGAGAATGTACATAGATGGCTTTAGATATTATCCGTACATCGGTACAGCTAACGGTACGCTAAACTTTTTAGACTCGTATATGGATAATAGATGGATGCGTTCTATTGAAAACGATGTTAATGGTATACTAGACTCAACGAGGTACTTTAGCTATGGTACGGCAGAGTCAAGAGCAAACTACGATAGAGATCATGGTAATATGTGTACGTTTGCTTCTTATGAGCATAACTTTAGATACGACCAAAAGCTTCTTCAAAACGGTGGTGGGTTCTTGGTAGAGAATTCTTCAACCAACGGTAACAGAAAGGTATATAGCCACACAAGTAGTAAGTTGTTAGATAAGCAACAAATATATGTACCGGCAAATGTTACCGTACGTATATCAGCCTTCTTCAAAGGAAGCTCTACCGGAAGCTACTCTTATCCATCTTTAATAGCTAGAAACGTTTCCAAGTTTACTACCGGACTTGGAAGGTACGCTACCGGGTACACCGGTAACACAACCGCACAAGGTTCTACCAATAAAGACTTTCAAGGTTTCTACGAGAAAGCGGATTTTACCGCTTCTTCCAAGGGAAGCTGGGAAGAGAAACAACTAACGATACAGCCTCAAGACAAAGGATTCTTTATGATGGTGGGTCTTTTAAGTCATGACAACGGTCACGAAGAGGTACACGAGATGAAGCCTATATCAATATTTTTTGATAAGCCTTCTGCTATTAAAAAAGAAAACAACCAAAGTAAGGGCATTGCTGTTAGATCAACATTTAGTAGAACTAAGAAAAGAATTGGAGGAACAAGATTATAAGCTATGGCAATTAGATTTTATAAAGACATAGAAACCCAGGAGGACATTCAGTTCAAGAATGCTTCTGGATCAAACGCCGGTAAAATAGAACAGAGTGGGGATGACCTAGTTATCTCTAATGCTGTTGGTGATGTATTATTCGGAGACACTAACTCGGATGTATATATCGGTGATGGTGTAAATAGTGTTGATCTATTGTTTGAGCAAAGTGGATCGATTAAAGGTGAGGATGGTTCATCAGTAACGCTTACCGTAGGTTCATCAGACACTACACTCAACCTATACGACCCACAGATAGCTAACGGTATGACTCTTACGTCTACTATGACTATCGGTACTGGTGGTAGTATAGACTTTACTCCAGACACTGGTGTTCTACTTAAGTTTGATGGACAGACTATCCTTGAAAGGATGAACGCTAACGGTGCTATCACGCTTGGTCACGATGATGCTGTTATTATCGCTGGTGGTGATACATCAAGTGTTTTAAATGCCAACATCAACAATGGAACGGAAACTGTATTTATTGGTGCGGAAGGAGGATTAGAAGTTTTTGCTTTTCCCAACAATGATACTTCGTGGAGTAATAGACAAAGATGGTTGTTCCATAATGACGGCTCTCTTCGTTT